TAATTCCAACGAGTCCTGAATTCAAGGCACGTTCGGAAGTGTATCAACTGGCTTACGATCTGGTATCGGCTGGCCGCTCCAATTCAATCGAGAGTGCGATGGATGACGCAATGGCTTGGTATCGTGGGAAGTATGGTCAGAAAGAGACGGAGCGAAAAGTAATACGTGATCTAAAGAAACAAGAACAGAAGCTTTCTGGTTCAAGAACTGGCAAAGAAACTAAACGTGAATACGATAATGATCGTGATGAAATGTTAGATGCTATTCGACAAATGCAGAAGGCGGCTGGTATAGACACGTAGGACATGGATGGAAATCTACGTAATCAATAACTAAAGGAGTTTAATTATGGCTGCTGAACCGGCCTTTGAATCCAATCTTGATGTTATTCATGGTACTCTTGAGAAGTTCATGCTCAAGGAACCGATTCTTGTCCATGCGTATGAGACGTATGAGGATTTGAATATTTATATGCGTGACCACATGCAGGTCACTGGTGATTCGTTGAAGGGCTTCGTTACGACTGGTACGGTTGGTAATGCTGGTTGGTCGAATCCTTGGGCAAAGGATAGTCTGATTGTCAGCAATATCACCAAAGAGTATAGTCTGAGTCCCTTCAAGCACCTTAAAGGTGGAATGGCTTTCAATCGTATGGAAGTCTCTGCGAACATGGGACCGGAGAAGATTTTTGATGTTGTTAAGCATCAGTATCGCAAAGCCAAAGCGGAAGTGGTTGATGCGTTCCGTGCTGCAATGTGGACCTGTCCGACGAGTGCTTCGGATGTTACGAGTCCCTATGGCATTCCTTGTTGGTTGACGGTTGGTACTCAGGCCAGTACAGGCGGTTGGACTGGTTATAGTGGTCGCTATAATGACAGTTCCACTCCTGGTACTGCATTCAATGTTGCTGGCCTTGCTTCCAGTTCTTCTAGTGTAAGTGAGTTTGCGTCTTATTATGCTGACCATGCTGGAAATCTGGATGAAAGTTTGTTCCGTATTCTCAATGAAGCTATGATGAGACAGAACTTCAAGGCTCCGACTCTGATGGATGTTGGAAATCAGCCGAAGGTCAACTATGCCTGTTTCACTTCCAAAAATGTGATGTTGACTTTGAATCAGTTGTATGCAAAGCTGAACTCGCAGGTTGGACCGAATATGTTTGGTGCTGGTTACTATCCCCTTAGCAACACTCGTATTCCTGGTTCGATTCCGTTGGTCTGGTCGGATATTCTTGACACTGCCGATCTTCAGATTTATGGTACTGATCCTATCTATGGTGTCAACATGAGTAAATTGTATCCGGTTTATCTGAAGGGTTGGAACTTTGCTCTGACTACGGATGTTGCTTCGGATCGTCACTTGGTTGAGGATCGGTTCATTGACTACGGTGGACATCCTGCTTGGTGTGATAGTCGTCACCACGCTGGCTTCCTTGTGTCGAGCCATCCGTCCAACTAAGAATTAAACTCTAACTAAGGAGATAAGTAATGAGTGCTCTTGTGACCTGGGGTATTGATGAACAGGCTGTTCGCAAGACGGTCTACTATGAAGGTTCCAATACCATTTATGAAGGTATGCCGGTTTGTTACAACTGGGATACTACGACCAACTGGGTTGGTGTTTCGATTGCCGATCTGACGACTGAGACTACGACCACGGCTGAAGGCTATCAGAACGAAGGTAAGTTTATTCGTGTTGAAGATGTTTCAGCTACCAATATCAATGCGTTTGCTGGTGTAGTTGCGATGGGTCCGGGCGTCGGTGCTGCTGGTCCCCATACGGTTGAGATTTATATTCCCAACGGAGCTATTGTTCCCGTTCGGACGAATGTAAGTTCGACTGTTGGTGTCACTCCTCTGGCTATTAATACGTCGGAGCAGTGTTTGACTAATCCTACGTCTGCTGGTCAGATTGTCGCTATTGCTTGGGAAACTGTTGACCGTAGTTCTACCAATGGTCTGTGTCTTGCCAAGTTGGATCGTAATATGACGTTGCAATCTCGTATGGGTTCTAGTGCCTTGAGTATTGGTACGGAAGATGCAACCAGTACGATGATTCTTAACAACATCTATCTGACTGAAGCTCAGACTGGTGGAAGTTTTGTTCCGCTTTATATCCATCACACTTCGACTGGTAATGCTTCTACTACTCTGCATGAGTATAATATTCTGTCGTATCTGAATCTGTCGGGTACTTACGATCAGGCTGGATACAATCGTAATATTCTTGCTCAGATGAATCTTAGTGGTACGTTGAGTTCTGGTGGGGCACATTTCTATCCGATCTATGCTCAGTTGACTGGTACGCCTACGGCAACCACGGTTGGTCATATTGCTGCCATTGGCATTGACTGTAATCTTGGTGTGAATCCGACTACGGGTAACTACACTGGTATTCTGATTGCCAACAATGGTGCAAACCAGACTCAGGTTGACAGTGCCATTACCATCTATGGTAACTATGGTATTAACAATCTGTTCGATTGGGAAAGCTGTGATGGTCTGACCGCCAACTTCATCAGCAATCTTGGTACGGGTGCAAGTAAGGTTATCACCACTGGTACGGCTGGAACCACTTATAAGATTAAGTGTAATTATGGTGGCAGCACTGTGTACTTGGTTGCGTACAGTGATCCGACTGAGGCCGCTAACTAACAGGTGATTCATGGGATGGATATTTGATGAATGGAATTCCAAAATAGTGATATTGGATGCTGATGATCCAAAGGTTGAAGACTTGAACGTGCAGATTGATGATATTGATAAAACATATGAACTTGAATGTATTGTCAAATTGAAATCTGTCACTGCCATGTTGACCAATGGATCAACTCCAACACATCAGTATCTTTTGGAACTTCAAGAAATCAGTAAGTTTCAGGAAGAAAGTGATTAACTAATTTTTTCTAAGGAGACGAGTTATGACAGTAGAGCAAGCGTTTAATGTGTTGGAACAGGCTCGTAAGAGGTTTACGGGAACCGGAGCAGATAATGATGCTTTCAAGGAAGCAATTGAAACGATTGCTAGAGAGCTTCGGACTCTTCGTACTCCAGTTGAAGCTCCTGTTCTGAATGTAGTAGAGGATTAAGAACGTCTCCGTAACCGGGGGCAAAGGATGGCTCCCGGTTATCAATATTAGGAGTAGAAATGGCAGCGGAATGTGCGGTAAATATCATAGCAAAGCTCACTGGTTTGGGAAACTTGGAAGAATTTTCCAAGCGATTTACCGTGACTTCCACTCCAGCTAGAGCTTTGTATCAGTATATGATTCAAGCCACGGCTGATACGGCAGAGGCTTTGACTGTTGGAGATGTGGCAACTATTGATCTCATTATACTTCGCTGTGTCAGTAATGATGTAGACATTGATACTACTTACAGTTCCAGTTTCAGTGCTGAGATTACTGTCAATGAAGGTGAAGTTGCTGTGTTCAAGCCTTATGGCACTGTCTATATCAAGAACAATGATTCCTCTGAACAAAGTACAATTGAGTACATTGTGATTGGATCGGCCTAATGGCAAACTTAAAGTTAACGTACGACGATCTGCTTATTAGAGTATCCAGTTTTCTTGGTTTGGGTGAGTCCACTCCTACTGGTTCAGACTTGACATTATGTGGTGATATAGTAGCTAGAGGATATAGGCAGTTTCTCTATCCAATTGATTTGCGAACTGGAGATGCTTACGAGTGGAGTTTCCTAAGAAAGTTTCATGTACTTCCAATTCAGTCTGGTAAGTGGGTCTATCAACTTCCTGAAGATTACTCGGAGATGATAACCGATCCAACTTATGACGATGATGATGGAGTGGCAAGTCTCAATAAGATCACTCCTCAAGAGATTCTCAATCTTCGTTCGGCAGTAGTTGAATCTTACCAACCTTATTACTATGCTGAAGTCTCGGTTGGAACTGATTTGTCAACTGGTAGCTTCGATGAACTCTGGTTGTATCCTAGTCCTGATAGTTCTTACAATCTCAAGTTCTTCTACAAAGTTGATCCCAATAAACCTGACACTACAACTCAGTATTTAGTGGGTGGAGTGAGAGCTTGTGAGGCTATTTTGGAATCGTGTCTGGCTGTTGCAGAAGTTCAAGAGGATGACACTGCTGGATTACACACTGAGAAAGCAAATGAATTGATTCAGAAGTTGATTGTAACAGATTCAAAGCGTGATGAAGATGCCACGATAGGCAATCTCTATGACAATACTGATAGATTGTTGACTCGACGCCATCGTGGTTATGTTGATTTAAATGACGTTTACCCTGGAGAATAAAAAT